ACTGAAATACACAGATGGTAAGTGTTTATACCAAAGTGACATTGAACCACAAGAAAAAGGTATTTTAGTAAAAAATGTTCTTGACATTGAGGACAAACCAGACTATTATATAACAAATCCACCTTGGGATAGAAAACTATTACATCCGATAATAGAACACCTAAGTGACTTATCTCCAACGTGGTTACTGTTTGATGCAGACTGGATACATACAAAACAGAGCAGACCTTATCAACAACGATTACAAAAGATAGTAAGTGTAGGCAGAGTGAAATGGATACCAGACAGCAAGATGACAGGAAAAGATAATTGTTGTTGGTATCTGTTTAACAAAGACAACAAAGATCAAACGGTTATATACGGTAAGGAGTAATCAGTGTCCTATTTACAAAGTAATATCCCATACTTCAAAGCGTGGGTAAGAAGAGAATACACAACGAATTTTCAACGAGGTCATGGCGAGTTTCTACATTGTATGGTAGTAGCCGTGACATCAATGCCGAATAGATGTTTATCGTTTCAAGTGATCTTCACTGGATGTGAGACAGACGATACAGACGAACAGAACGTAAATGGTGGAGCAATGTGGGCGAGGATGCCCATAACAGCCTTAGTAGGTGATACACCAGTAGATGATTGGGCAAAAGAGTTGCCACCGTATATTGCACAACCTTGGGATTGTATGTCACATGACCACAGCGTGTATGTACTTAACAGAGCAACTCCTGCACCTTGGATAGCGAAAGTGGACGGTGAGTTTTATCCTGCAAAGTATTACTTCACCGTAGATTACACGAATAGCGAAATTGCAGACGATCCTGCACAACACAAACAAAGTCATGTGCTAGAGCTAATGAACGCAGGTGAATATACAGGAAACATAGTGGCACTACCAAACAACAGAGTCAGAGTAACACATCCTGCGTGGTTCGAGACTGGAACAGGCTCACCTGACTTCAGACCTTCCCAAAGAATTTTTCATTCTAAACAAGAGATTGAATATGTGTGGAACACTGATAGAGTGTTCAATAACCTATACGCAGAGGATACCGATGACAACCAGAGCCAAAGCAACAATAAAAAAAGTAACAAAAGGACTAAAAAAAGCAAGTAAGACTCATGCAGGTCAAGCTAAAACTTTATCCTCAGTTACAAAAGGTTTAAAAAAAGCAAGCAAAACTCATGCAGGGCAAGCTAAAGCGTTATCATCCATAAAGTTAAATAAAGGTGGTAGCACAGTAAACCAAGCAGGTAACTATACTAAACCGGGAATGAGAAAAAGAATGTTCTCTGCTATCAAAGCAGGGTCAAAAGGCGGCAATCCGGGACAGTGGTCTGCAAGAAAAGCACAGTTATTAGCCGCACGATATAAGAAAGCAGGTGGGGGCTACAAGTCGTAATGGCTGATCCTAAGAAAGGAACAGGCAAAAAGCCGAAAGGAAGCGACAGACGGCTCTATACGGATGAAAATCCTAAAGATACAGTAAGTATAAAGTATGCGACAGTAAAAGATGCAAAAGAAACTATTGCAAAAGTTAAAAGAATTAACAAACCCTATGCGAGGAAGATACAAATTCTCACCGTTCTTGAACAACGAGCTAGGGTTGCAGGAAAAACTGAGCAAGCTGCCCTTGCAAAAAAGGCGAAAGAGCAGTTAAGGAAAGCACATGGTCGCAAAACTGGCAACAATAAGAGCAAAAGTAAGGCAAGGTAAGAAATTAGGCTTTAGTGAGAGGGCTAGAGCAGTAAATAAGGGCATATTACCCAGTAAGGCAAGGAAAAATGGCACTAAAAGCAAGTCAAAGGTCACTTAAATCATGGACAAAGCAAAAATGGAGAACAAAAAGTGGTAAGCCCAGTAAGAAAACTGGAGAACGCTATCTTCCAACAGCTGCAATCAAGGCTCTATCACCCCAAGAGTACGCAGCGACAACTAGAGCTAAAAGAAAAGGCACAGCATCAGGCAAACAATTCGTTAAACAGCCTAAAGGCATCGCTAAAAAGACGAGAAGTTATCGAAAAGTTACATAATATAGGATATTTTGAAAATGATAGTTGAAGCATGGTTTGCTGTAGCAGTAATGCTAGGAGTTTATGATAACGGTATGCAGGATATATTAGTTTTTAAGCAACCAAAACACGGACACTTTCACAGTGTAGATGAATGTAAAGAGTTTGTAAAGAATAATCCTGAACCTCTTGTAAAAACTGTATGGAAGTTCTATGGGCAAAGACCTGTAGAAAGAGTTATTTGTGTAAACGAAGATGTGCTTAATAAATTTATAGCACAGAATAATAGCGTAGACAGTTGATGCTCTATGAGCCTACATGTGACGTTTGTGGGCATCACATTGAAGATGATAAATGTGAGTATTGTGAGAAAACTGGGGACAATGGTAACTGGGTAAAGGAAGTTATAAAGGATAAAGATGACTCCAGAGACACTTGACAGATGGCGAATATTACCAAGACTTATGATGCTAGTAATGACAGGCGTTTATATACGCTGTATAGAATGGGCTTTGAGTCAGCCAGAGTTGACCACACAACAAGCAGGTCTAATATCCGTGATTACAGGGGCGATGACTGGGAGTTTCGCCATATGGATGGGAGCAGAGAAGTCCGAACCCAAAAGAATGGAGAGGGAAGAACGATGAGAAAGTATTTTAAAAGATTGTGGTGTGCATTGTGGAACAAGAAGTGCCACGAGGATTGTGACTGCGTATAATGTCTAGCTTATTTAAATCACCTTCTGAAAAAAGAAGAGAGCAAAGAAAAAAAACTTATCAAAAGCGTAAAGAAACTAGGGCTAAAAGTAATCTTAAAACAAACATAAAAATTTCTAAAGAGAGAATTGATAGATATGGCAGTTGGGCAAAAGATGGAGGAAGTTTCCCAACTAAAAAACAATTAAATGATATGATTGCTAATGAAAAAAGTAAAATTAGAAAAGCACGATTACAGCAGATGGCAACCACAGGCTCTAAATTAGCAAAGAATGTAAAAGCCTTGGGAGGTGGTCCTCTTACTTTTATAACAGCATTATTTTCTGCAAAACCTTTAGGGGCAGATGAGACTGCGGCAAACATAAAAAAAGTTAAGATGAAACAACAACAAGCTAAAAATAAAAAAGGACCGAGATGATAGGCACACTGCTTAGTTCAGTAACGAGTTTAGCGTCTTCATACATAGATGGTAAGACAGCCATACAGAAGGCTGAAGCCACTATCAAAATGAAAGAAGCTACTGGTGAGATAGACTGGGACTTAGCTGCTATGAGGGCATCCCAAAGCTCGTGGAAGGACGAATGGCTTACATTGCTGTTCAGTATTCCTCTGATCTTGAGCTTTTGTGGGTCATGGGGCAGGGGTGTAGTAGCAGACGGATTTGAAGCACTGGCAGGTATGCCACAGTGGTATCAGATTGCATTGGGAGCTATCGTGAGTGCGAGTTTTGCAACACGATCTGCAGGTAAGTTTTTTAATAAAAGGAAGAAGTAATGGCGTTTAAATTATCAGGAAGAAGTTTAGGAAAACTAGAAGGTGTACATCCTGTACTGGTAGACACAGTAAAACGTGCCATAGAGGTGAGTTCCGTGGACTTTGGAGTGATATATGGTGTCCGTTCTTTAGAAGAACAGAAGAAACTTTACGCTTCAGGACGATCACAGACGATGAAGTCTCGTCACTTAATACAACAAGACGGCACATCACATGCTGTCGATTTAATGGCTTATGATGGCAGTAACCCAAGTTGGGACATCGTGATGTATGACGATATAGCAGACGCAATGAAAGAAGCAGCACTCGAAACTGGAGCTAAAATTTGTTGGGGAGCCGCATGGCATATAGATGATATAGCTAAATGGGACGGCACTATGGAACAAGCTATGAACGCTTATGTAGATTTACGTAGGAGTTCTGGGCGTAGACCATTTATTGATGGTCCTCACTTTCAATTAAGCTAATGGCACTACCTGAACGAGTCAAAAACAAAATGAAAGATGTTGGTCTAAGAGAGGTCAACAAAGCTCAAAGATTACCTGCAAGTGATACGTCTGGTAAATCACATCACGTTATGGCTAGTGAAGGTGGCAAGTATAAGTATATAAAGTTTGGACAAAAGGGTGTAAAAACTAACCAGACAGTTGGACAGCGTAAGGCATTTAAAAGTAGACACGCTAAGAATATAGCCAAGGGTAAATTATCTGCGGCATATTGGGCAGACAAAGTTAAATGGAGTCCAAGTAAAACTAAATCTCCTTCTAAGAAATGGAAAAAAGGTTCATAAATGGCAAGACAACTTACAGAGAAACAACAGAAGTTACTAGCTGTCTTATTTGACGAAGCAGGTGGTGACTTAGTTACAGCTAAAAAGTTAGCAGGGTATTCTGATGCATCAAGCACGACAGAGGTGATGAGAGGTATCAAAGATGAAATACTTGAAGCTACACAAGACTATATGGCTCGAAATGCACCACGAGCTGCTGTTGCGATTGCAGGTGGTTTAATAGATCCAACAGAGCTTGGTATACGTGACAAACTAGCTGCAGCGAAAGAGTTACTTGACAGAACTGGTTTAGTAAAAACAGAGAAGATGCAAGTAGAAGCTACAGGTGGTGTGATGCTAATGCCACCAAAAGAAAAAGGCAATGAATAGATCATTAGGTAAGTGGACGCTACCACAACCCACAGATATGAAAGAAGAAGAAGAGTGGGTGGCTATACCTAAGATAGCAAGAACAGTACCGTTTGGTTATGTTGTAGATGAAAACGATCCAGATGTTTTACAACCAGTAAAGTTAGAGTTAGATTTATTAGAACAGGCAAGAGCATACACACGACAGTATTCATACAGGCAAGTTGCCAACTGGCTAACAAAAAACAGTGGACGAGAGATATCACACGTAGGATTGATGAAACGGCTAAAGAATGAACGACAACGTAAGAACAAAGTTACAAGCTTACGCAAGTGGGCAGAGTATGCCGAAAAAGCGATTAACAAAGCGAAAGAACTCGAAGAAAGTCGTACAGGAGCAAAAACAGAAGCCACCAGTTAAAGAGATACAAATAGAAGCGATACCTGTTGAAGAAGCACATAATGTCATCTTTAAACCAAATGAAGGTCCTCAAACATCGTTTCTAGCAGCAGGTGAAAGAGAAGTTCTATACGGTGGGTCAGCAGGAGGTGGCAAGTCCTACGCAATGTTAGCAGATCCTCTGCGTTATATGGGACATCCTGCATTTAGTGGCTTACTACTGCGTCACACCACAGAAGAGTTAAGAGAACTTATATTTAAAAGTCAAGAACTCTATCCAAAGATTTGGAAAGGTATAAAGTGGTCAGAGAGAAAGATGCAGTGGGTAGCACCGTCAGGTGCAAGACTATGGATGTCATACCTAGATAGAGATGATGATGTACTACGATATCAAGGTTTGGCATTTAGTTGGATAGGATTTGACGAACTTACACAGTGGGCTACACCGTTTGCTTGGAACTACATGAGATCACGTTTACGTTCTACATCACCTGATCTTCCAGTGTACATGAGAGCAACTACAAACCCCGGAGGTAGGGGACATCACTGGGTCAAGAAGATGTTTATAGACCCTGCACCATACAATAAGGCATTTAATGCAACAGACATTGAAAGTGGAGAAGAACTCAAGTATCCTGCAGGACACAGCAAAGCAGGACAGCCACTATTCAAACGTAGGTTTATACCTGCTCGACTTACAGATAACCCTTATCTCTCGGAGCAGGGCGATTATGAAGCAATGCTTCTATCCCTTCCTGAACAGCAAAGAAGACAACTACTGGAAGGAGATTGGGATATTAAAGAAGGAGCAGCTTTCACCGAGTTTGATCGCAACATACATGTGGTTGAGCCTTTCCATATACCTAGTAATTGGACTAAGTTTAGGGCATGCGACTATGGGTATGGAAGTTATTCTGCCGTTGTATGGTTTGCTGTTAGCCCATCTGAACAGCTAGTAGTGTACAGAGAGTTGTACGTATCAAAGGTGTTAGCTACAGATTTAGCTGATATGATATTAGATGAAGAAGCAGAGGACGGTAATATAAGATACGGAGTGTTAGACAGTTCTCTCTGGCACAAACGAGGAGACACAGGACCTAGCCTAGCAGAACAAATGATTATGAAAGGCTGTAGATTTAGACCCTCTGATAGAAGTCGAGGAAGTAGAGTATCAGGTAAAAATGAAATACATAGAAGATTACAAGTTGATGAGTTCACCGAAGAACCACGTTTGGTTTTTTTTAGCACATGTACTGACATCATTTCGCAACTACCTGCTATACCACTGGATAAAAAAAATCCAGAAGATATAGACACAAACTCAGAAGATCACTTGTATGATGCTCTAAGATATGGTATAATGTCAAGACCACGGTTTAGTGTATTTGATTATGATCCTGCAAGCAGACAAACAAATAACATGCCTGTAGCAGACGCAACATTTGGATATTAATATGGCTGAAGATAATATAGACGAAGAAGTATTTATGGATGACTCATCAATCGCTATCGAAGATACAGAGGTTGACAGTCAAGATGATTACAATAGTTCTAACATCATTCCATACATTATGGATAGATACAAGAAAGCTGATGACTACAGAGAGCAAGACGAGCAAAGGTGGTTGAGAGCATACAGGAACTACAGAGGTCTATATGGTTCTGATGTACAATTTACAGAAGCAGAGAAGTCACGAGTATTTATTAAGGTAACAAAAACTAAAACACTTGCAGCATATGGGCAGATAGTCGATGTGCTGTTTGCTAATAATAAGTTTCCACTTACGGTAGAGCCAACAGAACTACCAGAGGGTGTAGTATCAGATGTAAGCTTTGATCCGAAAGAGCCAGAGAACATTAGAGGAAAACTAGACGATATGGAAAGTCCTTATGGCTTTGCAGGTGATGGTAAAGATTTACCTGCAGGTTCTACAAAAGAAAGCCTAATGGACAAACTAGGACCTTTGGAAGGTAAGTTTGATGATGTAGATAATCTACGAGAGGGTGTAGGTAAAACACCTACAGCGATTACATTTAGTCCTGCAATGATTGCTGCAAAGAATATGCAGAAGCAGATACATGACCAGTTAGAAGAGTCAAACGCAAACAAGCATCTACGTAGCACAGCATTTGAGATGGCTTTGTTTGGTACAGGTGTAATGAAAGGACCTTTTGCTGTAGATAAAGAATACCCAAACTGGGATGATGAGGGTGAGTATTCACCAATATTTAAAACAGTGCCACAAGTTTCACACGTATCTGTATGGAACTTCTTTCCTGATCCAGATGCAAACAATATGGATGAAGCACAGTATGTGATAGAAAGACACAAGATGTCACGATCACAACTACGTGCATTAAAGAAAAGACCTCATTTCAGAGATACTATGATAGATGAAGCTATCGAACTAGGTGAGAACTACAATAAAGAATATTGGGAAGATGATCTATCTGATTATTCACCAGAACATGCAATAGCACGATATGAAGTGTTAGAGTATTGGGGCATGGTAGATACGATGATGCTAAAAGAGCAAGGACTAGATATTCCTGAAGAGATAGCAGATCATGATGAAATACAGGCAAACATCTGGATATGCAACAGTAAGGTGTTACGAATGGTGCTTAACCCATTCAAACCTGCAAAAATACCATATATGGCTGCTCCATACGAACTTAATCCATATAGTTTCTTTGGTGTAGGTATTGCAGAAAACATGGACGATACACAGACGTTGATGAATGGTTTTATGAGAATGGCTGTTGACAATGCTGTAATGTCTGGTAATCTGTTGATAGAGATAGATGAAACAAACCTAGTACCGGGTCAAGACCTTTCTGTTTATCCGGGAAAAATATTCAGAAGACAAGGTGGTGCTCCGGGTCAAGCAATCTTTGGTACAAAGTTTCCAAACGTAGCCAACGAGAACATGCAACTGTTTGACAAAGCCAGAGTGCTTGCAGACGAAAGCACAGGACTGCCAAGCTTTGCTCATGGACAAACTGGTGTTATGGGCGTGGGACGTACAGCATCAGGTATATCCATGCTTATGAACGCAGCAAGTGGTGGCATTAAAAATGTTATAAAGAATGTAGACGATTATTTACTTAGACCATTAGGCGAAGGTCTGTTTAGATTTAACATGCAGTTTAACTTTGACAAGAAGACCAAAGGGGACTTAGAAGTGAAAGCTCGTGGTACAGAAAGCTTGATGGCAAACGAAGTGCGTAGCCAAAGACTTATGCAGTTTTTACAAGTGGCAAGCAACCAGTCACTTGCACCTTTTGCAAAGTTTCAGTACGTAATAAGAGAGATAGCCAAGTCACTAGACCTAGACCCAGACAAGGTGACGAACAACATGGACGAAGCTGCATTGCAAGCAGAGATCATGAAAAAATTCCAACAGCAACAGCCACAACAGCCGACACCTCCTGCAGGAGCAGATCCACAAGATCCAACTGGAGCAGGTGGTGCGACTATAGGAACAGGGCAAGTACCGTTGCCACAGGAACAAGGATTTACAGGAAATGCAGAACAGCCTACAGGACAAGCTACTCAGCAAGCTCAAGCCGTTGGTCAACAACAAGGACCAATGGGACAGCTTCAATGATTATATAAATTTTTTAATAGCACAAAACCACGCAGTTATGGAGCAGACAAACGATTTAGTTATACTGCATAGATCACAAGGTGCTATTTTGATGTTAAGACGATTGCGACAACTTAGGGATAGTGTAAACGCTAATGGAAAGACTTAGGGGAAAAAGAGAGGTAGAACCTTTTGATCCAAAAAAGCATAAGCCTGTTCAAACAGCAGGTCAAAGTTATGCTACAGAGTATTTAGCTAGTGAGAAAGTACCAGAAGGAAAAGGAAAGTTTTTTAATATTCCTACAATCTGGTTTGATAAAGAAACAAAAGAGCCTTTATTATTTGGTAAAGATAGAGCCATAAATGAAGCCATACTTTATGAAAACAGAACTGGGAAGAAATTTCCTAGATATAGTTCTCAAGAAAAAGCAGAAGAAGCTGCTAAGAAAAGAAGTCAAAAAGGTGGTGCTTCTAAAGAGACATTAGGTAAAGCTGAAGGAGGAGCAGTGATGCAGGAACAAATGAATATGGCTTTCATGCAAGAAGGTGGCATGCAGGACGATGGTGGTGAAACAGAACCAAAGTCAGGCAACAAAGTACCGTCAGGTTCATTAAAAGAAGAAGTTGCAGACGATATACCCACAATGCTTAGTGAGGGTGAGTTTGTTTTTCCTGCAGACGTTGTACGATACATTGGTCTTGAGACATTGATGAAGATGCGTCAAGATGCCAAGCAAGGCTTGAAGATGATGGAAAAGATGGGACAGCTTGGCAATCCAGAAGAAGCTGAGATACCAGATGATATTCCATTCGGTATGGCAGACTTAGTTGTCATATCAGGTGAAATGAAAAAAGAAGATGACGAGAAAGAAGAAAAGGCTGAAGGTGGTGTAGTAGGATTGCAAGAGGGAGGTATGCCACCTAAACGACCTGATTCTGAATTCTATGAATCTGATG